GCCCCCATTCAGTGACCAGCACATCGACATTTTGTCCGACGTATTTGGCGCCCAGACGGTCCACAACTTCCCGGCTATTCGCGGCGCAACCGGCCAGCAAAGCTGCACTGGCGATGATCCCCCATTTACGCACTGACACCTCCCCCAAGTGACCGCTCGAAAAGGTGGTAGCATAAGACTGTAAATAATTTGCTAGCAGGCTTTTATGCCACGGATGAAGCATGCCTATCTGTTGCGGGTGCCGTGACGCGGTGGGTTGATGTACTCGTGTTGTAATTCCCGCAAACATCTGGCGAGTTCGCCGTCGCCAACTTCGGCCTTGTCGAAAAAATATTGGCCGATGGCATTGATGAACGCAGATCTAACAAACGCGTCCAAGGGCCTGCTCGCGTCGCGGATCATATCCATCTGATGATCGCTGAACGAGATCACGGTTCACCCCAACCATACACGTCGTTGTTGCCGTTCTCAGACCCGCGACGCGGCGCTGATGTAGCTCCGATCTCCCAGGGTCTTTGTTTCGCACGCGGCTGAGCTGCGGCTTTGCCGGAGGCGGTGCGGTGGCTGTACCTGCTCTGGGGAGTGAGACGCATCCGCGTCATGGCCTTGCCGATCGAGTCGGCCAGCTTGAGGCGCAGGTGCGTCAGCTCCTTGTGCCTCTTGAACCCATCTTCGTCGGCAAGATCCGCCTCAGTGATTGCTGCAAGCCGGGCGGCGACCTGACGCTCCTCCACGATGGCGCGGCACAACGTGGCCAACATCGCCTGGGTCTCACGGACAAACCAGTCGGCGGGTAATCTAGCGACGATGGCATTCCATTCTTCGGCTGCTTCAGAAGATAGATCTGACGGTGCGACGGGGCGTTGGGCTGGAATGACTGGAGCGACCAGAAAGCTAGCTGCCGAAGGCCTTCCACGGTTCTTCATCTAAGGGCCTCCAAATAGGGGCTGAATTCGGTTATCCCTGCTTCGACCCCTCACGAAGGGCCTCCAGGCTGACCGCAGGGGCTGCCAGGTTGCGTCGCCCTGATTGGGTCCTCCCAGGTTGAAATGTGGCAATAAAGCAACCGTGGGTTGCTGCCGCGCAACCGAATTTGCCTCAAGGACGGTCATTGAACTCCCCCCATCCCCATGATATTGCTGGGGAAATTGGGATCAGCCGATTCAAGACACCCTTGCTAAGTTCAACTTTGTGTAAAAAATATAATAAGATCAATGAGTTAGGATCGGACATAGCCTATCACGCACCGTGCTGGTTCGTATGGATCAGAGCTGTGAGCCGATACTTCCCACGCACCATTGGTCAGCCTGCGGGCGCTGAACACGCCGTCGAAGCCCAATCTTGACAGGCGTCGAGCACCAACAAGTGCATCGCGCTTTATTCGAGCAACAGCTGTAATGCGTCTGATGTCGTGGACTGTGGCTGTTGCAGGCAACTTGCTCATCAATTGACGTTGACTTGGTTGCGCTTGTACTGCAGCACGTCGGGTAGTTCCTTTACATCATTGCCAATGAACTTCACGAGTTCCTGACGCAGACTGTCAATTTCCATTTTCAAAGTTTCAAGCTGGCGCCGAAACAACTTCTCAAGCTCGTCGTGCATTTTCGAACGTAACTCACCAGCAAATCGGCCGATGACCTCAATCATGAATTCGCGTTCGACTTCGATGGCTTGCGCAATTCGCGTCTCGATGTCGACTTGTCGTTGTTCAACTTGCTGCTGTTGAATTTGGCGTTCAATACGCCGCTGATTCCATTTAGCCTGCTCGCGTTCAGCATCGCGTTCAGCATGCCATTCGCGCCATTGTTCGAGACGATCAGGCAATGGCGGAATGTTGACCTCGGGACGTTTGAAATCTTTTAGTCGCTCCAACGTCGCACGGCTTTCGTTCAGGATCGCGGTTCTTTCCTCATCAGTCATGACATTCACCACGTTGTATTCTGAACCCAAGCCACTGCACCTGCGATGCGCCAAGCCCAAGCTGTGTCGATCCGTAGCCTGGTCGCGATACATTCTGTCTGAAACATAGTTTTCATCGGTGATGCAACGACGCCGGGGCTCGACACGATCTCCGCAGGAGTGGTGTCCTCCATGTGAAGCGAAGTCTCGGTCGAGGTCGTGATCTCTGGATCGGAACCGAATGCGCTGACGAATGCTGCTGGGTCCAATGCGATCACCGTGCCCTTAGGGATGGCGATCGTCGGCCATACTGGAATATTGGTCAGCCACGTCGCGCCCTTCGTGACCTTGATCGCATTTGCCTGCGCCGGATGACATACATAGGCGAGGCCGGTGGTGACGCTGGAAATCGCGGCTGCCAACGCGGACAGGTCGGTGTTCATCGCTAATTCGCCACCACCTGTCGCGGCAGTCAAAGCCGTAACGCCGTTCAAGATACCTGCAGGTCGTGCTGAGGTCGCTGCAGCATTGGAAAACAGAGATGCATCGAGGCTCAGCGCCGAGTTCTCGCCCAACAGCGTCGCGATCACGGCCTCCGCGTTCGCGTACTCGGCAAGTTCACGCGTGACCACCGCGTACGCCAACAATTTCTTGGTCGGACCGAGGACGGGGCCGGTGGTGAGACTGAACTTCAAGACCGGTGCCGGACTATTTTCCGCGATCCACTGAACATAGGCTGGATCGATCGCGCCGGAGCGGGCCGGAAATTTCATCGTGTTGATGCCGGCGAGGGAAACCCGCGGGGCGACGGCGAAGAGATTTGCTGCGGCACTCAGAGGTGCCAAGCTGCTGATGAAGGTGCCGACCGTGTCGCGGGCAAATTCGCCTGCCCAGGCCGTGTTTGTGGTGACTGCAGGCGTGGAGGCGGCGCGGAAGATCAGGTTTTTGACGGCGCGTTCCAACAACTTCGGCCGGTCGCTGCTCTGGCGTCCGGTGCGGAACGCGGAAGGTCGAGAGTGTTCGTTCATTGGCTCTGGCCCCATCAACAAAACTGAAGAAGTTCATCATAACTTGTTGATTGGAAACTTAAATGGTGCAGCACGGGCCAAGATGGAGGAATGCTGGACCTTGGCAGAACAACGGGTGCGCGGATGGAAGGGATGACAGACGGTGTCAAAGGCGACTTGTTAGGCAACGCGTCCCTACGGTCCGGACATATTCGCCCCATTGGGCATGTACGTCTTCAAAGGGGTAAGGGGGTCAATCCCCCTTCGTCCATGACCGGCGGCCTACTTTGCACTTTTACGGCTCCCGACGGAGGGGGATGATGGGGATCGAGGGGGATCTTTCAAGCCAAGCGCATCAAACTGTCAGTGTTGGTGATCTTCACCTACCGCATTACCCCTCCAAAAAATGACACACACATATATGACACTTAGACCGTTCGGGCTTGAAACATCCCCCTCCATCACCCCCATCCCCCTCCATCCCCTCCTTACAGCGAATCATCTTCTTCTTCGTCTGGGGCGGTTGGGCGGGGCGGGGCGAATTCGTTGGTTGGAGGCTGGCTTCGCATGACCCACCATCGGGTTGGGTGGTGGGATGATGTTTGATTCGTGAACCACATCCCATTCACGATACGGTCCTTGCGCTGGCGCAACCAAATCGACAGCGTGTAGGAATCAAGTTGGCGCATTCCTCCTAGGGCGTTGAGGACCGCGGTGCGCAGTGCTTGATTCGCGTAAAAGACTTCGTGAGTAACCGCATTGGCATAGTTGACTTCATTGACTGCCGCGATCACTTCGCTGAGGGTCTTGTGATAGTCGGCGCCGGTGCCGAACCTGGTGCTCCACGCGTTCAGCAGTGCCTCGAGGGCGCCACGGTCGGGATCGTCGGCCCGCACGCTGTCCATCGAGTTGACCGGATCTTCGAGACCGAGCCACATCAGGGCCGAACGGACCGTGTCGCTCCAGCCTTCGAAAGACGCCAGCGGCGTCGGCTTGTTGGGCTGGCCGGCTGCAATGTAGGCGCGGCAGATGGTGAGCGCGGCCGCGATATAAGCTCCGCGATTTTTCAGAATAGTGGCAACCGGATTGTGTTCGAATTTGCGCAGTTCTGGGCGTTCCTCTTGGGTGTTGAGGCGCGAGCGAATGACGCGGCGAGTCAGATCGCCGCCAACAATGATGTTGTTGCCGTTGGCAAACAGCGTCGTGGCTACGGCATCCACCTCGACGAGCTCGCTGCGTCCGAGAATGCGCACCAGCGGGCGGGGTCGTTCGATGAGCTGCGCCAATGCATCGCCACGCAGCACGCGGATTACGTTGTCGATGCACACGAGAGATTGCCCAGCTAGCACAGCTGCCCCGACCCGCTTCTCCATCTCCTCGTCGCTGGCACCTTGGGAGATGACCGGCATCCTCTTGCCGGTGGAGATCGTGGAAACGATATCGCCCAAGTAAGATTTTCCGGTTCCGGCGGTCGGCGCATCGAACGCGTGCATGGGGGAGACGAGAAATCCGCCGCGCGCAATCGGCGTTAATACAGCCGAGACTGCCACCGTCCTCGCAACCTTGTCGACGAACACGAATTCCACCAGCAGATCGGTGATTAGCTTCAATGCCGCGAGCGCGTCCTCGCGGGTCGGATGTGCCGGTATCGGCGGCATTCGCAGAGAGTCGATCAACAGCAATCGCGTCGAAGGATCGTAGCCGGGCGTGTCGAGAACGGAGCCGTCGGGCCGCAGCGTCGGCACTGTGATGATGCCGGCAACCGATTGAAAGTGCCACTCTCCAGCCCGCGCCAAGACGGTGGCGGCTATGTCGTGGGGCACATCTGCGGGGATCCAGGCATTGGCGCGGCGGTCTAACCTATACCAGTCGGCAACGCGGCAGAGCCTGTCTCGCATGTACGTCACATCGATCGCGGTAAACTGCGCCGTAGTCGTTTTAGCGCCGTGGAACGTGTCCACCTCTTTGGTGATCGTTCGGACTAAAGTGTTGGCCCGCTCGTAGAACGGTACAGCGGCGGCGATCAAGGCTTCTTCGCCCCTGTCAGCAATATCCGACAAGTGACCCGGTTCGAGCTGGATCACGGGTCGTCCGTCGATGGTGACCGGCGGCGGAACCTCCCGCGTGTGGTATCCGACCAGCTTGGCGAGGGCCTGGGCTACGGCGGCGTTGAACGTCTCCTTGAGCCACGGGTAGCCGCGGGTTTCGGTGCCGCGTTCGCGGGCCGCGACGGCGCTCGCCGCCGTAGCAGCGTGCTTGGAGGCGCGAGCGGGTTCGCCGCGGTTCTGACAGATGTGGAATACGGCATGGCTGATCTGCTCCTCAGTCCAGCCGGCGCGGTCGAGAAAACCGCCAACGCCGAGGGCGATGTCGTTGCGGCCCGTCTCCGGCCAGTGCCGCAGCAGCAGCGCGGCGGCTGCCAACCTTCGCGTCTTGTCCTCAAGATCAGCAAATTCTATTCGGGCCGGCTCGCCGTCGCTGTCCCACCTGACAAATTCCCCGCTCGGATGCTGGCTGCCCGGCATGATGCTCTGCGCGCCCTTGTCGCCGCCGCCGACACGGATCTCGACGATCATCTTCTTGTTCTCGTCCTTGAACGGGATCGAGCCTTTGTTCGGGACCGTGTCGCACCGATACAGAAAGTGAGACGTCGGCTTGCTGGTGCGACCGTAAATCGCCTGCGTCGTCGGTAGAAAATACGGCGCCAATGTGATGGCTTCGACGCAATCCAAGTCGTCGTCGGTCAGGCCACCGCTACGGTGTCCCATGCGGCCGCCGACGTTGTGGTCGTGGCCATCGAAATAGTCCGTCAGGTTCGCCTCGGTGATGGTCAGAAGCTGCCATCCCGTGATGATCGGGTTCTTGTTGGTCGGCAAAACCGGTAGCGGCATGATGCCCCGACGCAGCAGGTCGCGGGCCGTGGCCAGTGGGTCGATTGCGCCTTGTCGAGTATTGTTGGTGGTGCTGGTCAAGGCCAAGCCTCCTCACATCTGAAAATTGTCCAGATGGTTCGGCTGCCTTTAAACGTCCCTTTGCAGGAGCCTTGGGGGAACCATTTACTCAAGGAGAAGATGGGGGTAGATTCCTTGAGGTTCCAAGACCTGTCTCTTCCGGTTCAGCCAGAACCGAGTTGTATGATCGCCCGCAGAGGTCACCCTGCGGGCGATCGCACATTCAGATCACCGTCCTATTCCGAGCATGTGATCCTTCGTCGTCATCTCGCATCTCCTGATGCTGCTTGCACTATGCGTTGGCGCTCTTTGAGCCACTTGTGGCGGGTGCTGCGGCGGTAGGTGGTCGCTCGGCCCGTGCCCTCGTGGGGCGGACCGCGACCATCGGCACGGCGTTTTTCTAACCAAACTTTGGATACGCCTAGGACGTGGGCGGTTTCTTCCGTGTTGAGACGCTCGTTGGGATCGCCGATGTCGGCGGCGAGGATCGCGGGAATGCGCTTGTCGAGATGAAATGGGCGAAAGCCGTTACGATGTTTTGATTTGCCAGCCATGTTGCGACCCACGAGTCCTTGCGGACTTCTGCACACGTTCTCGGATAATCAAGAATCGGTTTTGGGTCGCCCACCAGCTTGGTTTCGCAACTCCTTGCGGAGATGGCTGGACGCGGCTATTGGTGCCAATATCACTACATTAATTCCTTGTATTTGTACACGTCTAAGTCAATCAAAAACACCGCTGAACCAAACAGCCCCCGGTTCGCGGCGATGTCCGGGGGCTGATCTTCATCTACCTTACTGCTTTGATGCGTGGTCCACGTAGTCGCGCTTCATCATCTCAGCGTCTGCGTAACTCCCTGCGGTTAGGGCATTCACGCGATATACGTCGTCGCGAAAGACAGAACCAAGAGCGAACCCTTTCCCTTCTGACGGAATCTCGACCAACAATTTTGCGCCCTTGATCACCAGACAGTGATTAAAACCTCCTTCGCTCCACGTGACGATGAAGATGTCGGCCGCATTGACCCACCCTGCGATCATCTGATCGCGATCTTCTGGCCTCGCTTCGTCGAGCCTGTCTAAATTAGCAAAAGCTAGCTCGGTGCACCCGTCGAGGAATTGCTTCCACAGCTCATCCTCAATTTTAATCGTCTCTGCGATTGTTATCGTCTCCATATGCAGCCCTCCCATCACAGCGAATCGAGAGAGTCGTCTTCGACCACGACCGTGCCGAAGTCAGGCGCACAAAAATTCGGCGGCAGCAACCTGTACCCGCCGAAGTCACCCTCGTTGTGGCGCACCATCGGGAACCGCCGGAGCGCTTCCGCAAAGTCGATGTGGGCGAAGTAGGTGAACACGCCCATGCTGTTCACTCGGGCCATCACAACTATGAAATGGTCGCCTCGCCCGGCGTCTGCGGCGGCTACCAAATCGGCTACATCGCGGTCGTTGAGGATAAAATTAGGGTAGTCTTTCGATTGATTCGCCACGATGAACTTGATCACTGCACCGCTGGTGCGGAACACGAACTGGTAGCGCTTGGTGCGGATCGCCCGGCAATCGGGATTGCCGAAGCAGCTGGACATGACCGTGGCCAGCAGCGCGAGAGTCAACATTGCCATGGGGAATCTCCTGCTCGTTAGCGTTTACTGGTTACGAAAGTTGGATTATTGTTGATGGGCTCATAGCGATCCTCGGCCCGCCCGCCCTTGATCTCCGCGGCGGTGCGGGCCTTCCTTTTGTTCACCTCCCGGTCTTGCCTTTGAGATTCTTGAGGGAGGTCGGCGGTCGCAGACCGCTTTGTTTGATCTCCTGCTCTTTCTTTTGAGGTTCGCGCGGACGCTTCACCATGTTCTGGTCGACTTCGTCGTCGGCCCACATGGGTTTGGTGCCGATGTAATACGGAAGGGGGAACTCGCCTTTCCGCATCTCGTCCCAAAGCTTGGGGTAGGAAACCGAAACCTTCTCGAGCAGCTTCTTCCGATCGAGCCATCGCCGTGGCGGCGGACGCTTCTGTGGTTCAACCGCGTCCGCAACGGGCGCGGATTGCGCCGGGGCCTGCTCTGAAGCCGGCACTGATTGCGCCGTCACCTGCTTCGCAGCCGGTGCTGATTTGGTTTTGCGTGATGTCAGTTGGGTGGCTCCTCGTCGGTTGTGCGTCGACGAGGGCCTAAAAATACAAAAGGCCCCGACGACGCGATTGCGTCTGTCGAGACCCCTTCGATTTTACGGTCAGGGCTGGCTGCTACGGCGGTGTAGCGAGCTTATCCGCATCCGGTTTGGACGGAATGCGAAAGTCCTGTTCCGATCACCGTGATCTAGATATTCTTTTTGTAGCTATATTCGTTCGGCGTCAGACTGGGTCTATGTCGCGCCTATCTTACACACACCTGAAGACGTGTCCACTAGGCGGTTAATGGCGATTCCGTGGCTTTAACGCCACCACCGTGTCGCTGACGCGCCCTTCGGCCAATTCCATCAAGTGGGAGGCTACGCGTTCCATGATGGTGCGGTTCTCGGCAAAATACTGGTGTCGATCGTAGACCGAAGCGATGCCGCCTTCCTTGTGGTTCTGAATGCGGTTCATCGCGTCGCGACCGAAGCCCAGCTTTGTGATCGTGCTGCCGTGGGTGCGACGCAAGTCATGCGGAGTAATTTTGTCTTTGATGCCAAGGGTCTTGCAGATCGCGCGCATAGCAATATCGAGCCCGGAAATAGGTGAACCGTTGTCGGTCGCAAACACGAAGCCGGTGGGATCGTCATCGACGAGCTCCGCGATGATGGCTCTGACCGGTTCGGGCAGCCAAATAGAATGAGTTTGAGAATTTTTCACCCCAGGCCAGCCCATATCGCCGTCTGGCTTTCCGGGCAGGGTCCACACATTATCTTTGATGTGCTCCTTGCGCATGTGGGCGACCTCGCCGGGGCGTTGACCACATAAAAGAAGAACCTTGCAGGCCGATGACCGGACCAGCCCGGCATCGTCGAATGCCTTCCAGAACACCGCGACCTCGCTGTCGCTGAGGATGCGCTCGCGACTTGCGCCGGCCGTGCGCTCGATGCCATTGCACGGGTTGACGCCCAGGATCTCCTGCTTCACGGCCCAGGTGAACACGGCGCTCCCCGCCGCGAACGTCTGATTGGCCGTCGAAGTCGACGGGATGCGGGCCAACGTCTCGCGAACGTCCTTGCGGGCGATGGACTTGGCGTCGAGGTTGCCCCAAGCGGGCAGGAGGTGCCGCCGCACCAGAGCGTCGGCTTGGGTCCAGCTTTTGTTTCTGAGCTTGGCGTATTCCTCGACGTAACGGTGGTGAAGCCGTTCAAAAGTACAGGTGTTGTGATGGGCTTGACGCTCGGCCCAGGGATCGCGGCCCTGGGCTATCTCAAACCGCATTTGCGCCACGAGCTTGCGGGCATCCTCAAGACTGATGCCGGGTCCGAGGTCGACCCATCGGGCGTGGGAGCGGAATGAATATGAGAACTTGAATGCTCGGTGGCCGGAAGGCTGAACCCTCAGCAACAAGCCCGGCGTGCGCTGGTCCCAGTAGTTGACAGCGTGGGTGGTGGCCTTCACCGTGCGGACCGTGCGTTCGGTCAGTGGTTTCTTGTGTCTCGGGCGCATGGTTTAGTCACCTCCGGATCAATGTAGGATCAATGTTGGGACCGAGTTCGTGGTAAACGGCCATGAAAGCCTATGTACCGCTAGGAAACAAATTGTCCATGTCCCTCAATGGCTTAGGGGGCGGTAATGTATCACAGGGAAACGCCACGAAAGGGGTATTTTTTTAAGGTGCGGTTAAGGTAGGCGCGGGCGTTCTTACTGGCGGCTAATCCGTCGGAATAGGCGTCAACATCGGGCGGCGCTTCCAGCCGAAGCGCGTC